CTAAAGCTTTTAAATTCATCGTAGATGATATTGAGAGCAAAATGTCACACGTCAACTTCAAAGAAGTAGCTTCAAGCTCTGCTGCATATGCATTGAAAGATTCATATGATGCTGCTGTCTTAGCTGTTATGTTTGCTGGATTGTCTGCTTCATCACCTAACCACGTTTTAGGTTCTGACAACGCTACTGATTTAGCTGCTGGAACTTTTGACGGTACAGGTAACCTAGACATAGGTTTTGATTCTAACGAACATGACCCTCTAGACCTTATGGGTAGAATGTCAAGACTATTAGACGAACAGAACGTACCTGAAGAAGGTCGTTGGTTTGTTGCAAGTCCTGATTTCTATGAAGTTCTAGGACAATCTAGTTCTAAATTGTTGTCAGTAGACTACAATGGTGGACAAGGTTCGATTAGAAACGGACTAGTATCAAGTGGAAAACTACGTGGATTTAGTATGTATAAATCAAACAACATTGCTGCACCATCTAATGCTGCTGGTAAATGTTTGGCTGGACATATTTCATCTACAGCTACAGCTCAAGCTATCACTTCAACTGAGGTCCTTAGAGACCCTAGTTCTTTCGGTGATATCGTGAGAGGTCTTCATGTCTATGGTGCGAAAGTACTTAGAGATGAAGCAATTGTAGGTGCTTTCTACGGTATTGATTAATACCAACTTTGGGGGAGTCTTAGGACTCCTCCTCTTTTTTTAACGCATAAATTTTACAGAGGTAAATAATATGGCAATAGTAAACATAAGAGACACTGGTCGAAACTCAGCAAGAACATCTGATGTTCGTGAGTTAGCGACTAAGGTCCAAAAACCTTCAGACACTGAAGCAATTACCGCAGCAAATACCATTACCGCAGCAGAATCTGGCACACGTTACGTTTTAAATGTAGCAGCAGCTAAAATTCAAACTCTACCTACTCCAGCAGCAGGATTAGAGTACTGGTTTTACATTGGAGCAACAGAACCTACTGGTACACATACCGTAGTTACAGCATCCAGTGCTAATATCATTGTGGGTAACGTATCTTCTCCGGAAGATGCAGCAGGAAGTGTAGCAACTGTTACAGATGCAGATACAATCTCATTTGTAGCTAACAAGGCAGTACATGGCGATTTTGTTCATGTATGGTCTGATGGCACTAACTGGTATCTTGATGGACAATGTAAAGTCCAAGACGGTATAACAACAACCCAAGCAGGTTAATATACAGTTTTAAGGTATTGACGAAACAGTCTAACGGGGGAGTTTCCGGACTCCTCCACTTTTAAAGGAATAATTATGAAAATGTATGGAATGAAAAGAAAACAACGTGCTTATGGTTCTACAAAACCTGAAAGAAAACAAGCTAGTATGGGTCGCATGATGTATGGTAAAGGTGGTTATGCTAGTATTCAAGACATGGAAAAACAATGCATGACTAAAACTGATTACAACGAAAGCTTAAAAAGCAAAGATTAATTAGTATGAAAGGCGTACCTCATTACAAAAGAGATGGAACTGAATGGAAAGGCAAGACTCATAAAATGCCTAACGGAGATTTACATACTAATACAAATCATACAAAAACAAGTGTAAAACTATTTCACTTTAAAGATTTAAGTAAGAAAGCAAAACTAAAAGCTAAAGGTAAATAATGGCAACAACATATTTAGATTTAACTAACGAAGTACTAAGAGAACTCAATGAGATACCTCTTACGTCTGCAAACTTTTCAAGTGCTGTAGGACTTCAGCAGTTTACTAAGGATGCCATCAACAAGTCTATATTCGATATAGCAAATGAAGAACCACAGTTACCATTTTTTGCAGTAGGTGAAAGTGGTGGAACTGACCCATTCTATGGAAACGTGACAGTGGCTACAGTAGCTGGTACTAGATGGTACGAGTTAAAAGCTAGTAGCTCAAGCGTTCAAGACGATTACGCTTCGATAGACTGGGACGATTTTTATTTAACCACCATTAACGTGAGTGGTGAATCATCTCCTTTTGTCTCAAGAGGATTACAGTTTTTAAACTTAGCTGATTGGAAAAGATATTACAGAGACAACGAAAACATAGACGATGCAGATTCACAGGCTTATGGTGAGCCTTGCAGAGTTATTAAATCACCAGATGGCAGGAAGTTTGGCTTAAGTCCAATCCCTGATAAAGTTTACAACGTACACTTCTATGCGTTTGAAAAGCCTACAAAGCTTTCAGCTCATGGAGATACCGTTGTATTCCCAGAACAATACACGAATGTTATAACTGCTAAAACAAGATACTATGTATGGCAGTTCAAAGAATCTCCACAACAAGCAGCTTTTGCTATGGATGATTACAAGAAAGCATTGAGGAGCATGAAATCTAATTTGATTAATCCTACTCCTCGTACTATGACAGACGATAGAAAGTACTTTTAATAGGAGAAAACAATGAAAAGATTTTTAAAAGGTGTAGGTAAAGCAGCGTACAATATTAAAACAGCCCCCGTAAGGGCACAAGCAAAAGTAGTAGGAGCTGTAGCTGGAGCACTTCCGGGTAAAGCTGCAAAAGCTGTTTCTAATGCTGCAATGAAAGTTGCACAACCTTTAAACAAAGGTGGTAGAGTTGGTTTAAATAAAGGCGGACAACCATCTTACAAAAATGGCGAAATGCCAACAGCCAAACCTAATTAAAAAATAATTTATGGCAACATCACAACCTTATACAGTTGCATGTGCTGGTGGTTTAGTCAAAGCTTCTAATCAGATTGACTTACTTAAAACTCCCGGTGTAGCTACAGACCTTAGTAACTTTGAAGTTTCTATCGAAGGTGGTTATAGACGTATTAATGGTTTTAGTAGACTAGGAGCTGGTAGTGCAGCTCAAGTCAGTGGTAGTACTGATACTATTCTTGGAGTTATACCTTACGGTGATGGAGTTATAGCTTGTGCATCGACAGGGATATTCTTTAGTCAAGATGGCACAAGTTGGTTGAACGTAAGTAGAAGTTCAGTAGCTAGTAGTGGCGATAACTATACAGCCTTTACAGGTCGTAGTACACTATCAAGAACATCACAAGGACAAGTAAGTTTTGCATTGTTTGAAGGACCAACATACGATTATGGTATGTTAATGATTGCTGATGCAAATAATTTAATATATTATTTTAGAATGGAAGGTACTGGTGCTAACATTAACACTAGAACTTTTTTTTCAGGAACAATAGACCCAACACACTCATCTACTAAAAAAGCTCAACATGTAACAATACATGACAAGCGTTTAGTTGCAGCAGGTGTTGAAGATAATTTAAGTACAGTATTCTATAGTTCTTTATTAGACCCGACAAGTTTTAGTGGTAGTGGTGCAGGTTCAATAACTTTATCAGACCAAATAGTAGGTATTAGAAGTTTCCGTCAAGAACTTTTTATATTTTGTAGAAACAGTATATTCAAGCTACAAGATATAAACGGTACACCGGTGGTAGTTCCAGTGGCAAAAAACATTGGGTGTCTATCAGGTTACAGTATCCAAGAGATAGGTGGTGACCTTATTTTCTTAGCACCCGATGGATTAAGAACGGTTGCTGGTACTGCAAGGATTGGAGACGTTGAGTTAGGTACAGTTAGTAAAGCTATACAACCTATTATTACACAGTTAGCAGAAAACATTAACAAGTTTGTAATATCAAGTGTTGTTATTAGAGAAAAGTCTCAGTATAGATTATTTTACACAGATACTACAGTTATCAATGCACAACAAAAAGGAATTATAGGAACACTTAGACCAAACGGGTTTGAGTGGTCAGAAACAAAAGGAATAGAAGTAACCAGTATAGGAGCTGGATTTAATGATGATGGTGTTGAAAAATATTTTCACGGTGATACTGATGGCTATGTGCTTGTACACGATTCAGGTAACGACTTTAATGGGTCTAACATACTTGCTAGATACGCCACACCAGACTATGACTACGGAGACTTAGGAACTTTAAAAACTTTACACTATGTTAGAGTTTCTTGTTCAGCCGAAGGAGTTGTAACTCCAGCACTACAAATTAAATACGACTTTAACAGTCAAGATATTCCACAACCAACAAGTGATTTTTCTTTTGGTACAGTTAATCCACCTGCAATCTTTGGAGATGCAGTGTTTAATGCAACAGTATTTGGTGGTACTGCAGCACCGATGATAAGAATACCAGTACAAGGAAGTGGTACAAGTAATAACTTTACAGTTGTTACAGAAGATACAAAACCACCATACAAGATAAATGGTTTATATATAGATTTTATACCTTCAGGTAGGAGATAAACAAATGGCAGGGTACATAAGACAGAGTTCGTTTTCCGATGGAGACACAATAACTGCTGCACTATTCAATAACGAATACAATCAAATTTTAAATGCTTTTAGCAACACATCAGGTCACGCACATGATGGTACTGCTGCTGAAGGTCCAGTGATTGGTCTTATTGGTGATGCAGGAGAAACTGCTCCCAATAACAAAGTATTAATTGATACAACAAATAACTATATTGAGTTTTATGTACAAGTATCTAGTAGTCCTGTACAACAGTTATACATAGCCGATGGTGCTATTGTACCTGTTACAGACAGCGATATTGACTTAGGTACAACAAGTTTAAGATTTAAAGATACCTATACCGATACAATTACCACAACCGGAAACGTAAGTGTTGGTGGTAATCTTACAGTTACAGGCACAACAACTTTTAACGGTGGTACAATCACTATGGGTGATGCAGCTACTGATAACGTAGTCTTTGGTGCTGATGTTGATTCTAATATTATACCTGATGATGATGATACTTATGACTTAGGAAGTTCTTCACAACAATGGAGAAACTTGTATATTGATGGCACTGCTGAAATTGATACCCTTGCTATTAATGGTACAACAGTTACATCTACTGCAGCAGAACTAAACATATTAGACGGAGTAACATCTACTGCTGCTGAACTTAATATCCTTGATGGTGTAACAGCTAGTGCAGCCGATATAAACCTTATAGATGGCATAACTAATGGAACTGTTATAGCAAGTAAAGCTATTATTACAGACTCTAACAAAGATATTACTGGTGGACGAAACATCACAATCTCTGGAGAACTTGATGCTGCTACCCTAGATATTAGTGGTGATGCAGACATTGACGGAACTTTAGAAGCTGATGCAATTACCATAGCTGGTGTAACATTAGCAGAAACAATTAGTGATACTGTAGGAGCTATGGTTGGCTCTAACACTGAAACAGGTATATCTGTAACTTACGATGATTCAGATAATACATTAGACTTTGTAATCGGTGCTGACTCTATTGTTAGTTCAATGCTTGATACTAATATAGATATTGCAGGTACGTTAGATGTTACTGGTGTTTTAACAGCAGATACTAATGCTACGATTGCAGGAACATTAGGTATTGCTGGTGGCTCTACAAATGGAGTAGCAATATCTCAAGGTGCTATAGCAATTAAAAATGGTGGTTCTAAGTCAAGAATTGATTTATATTGTGAATCATCTAATGCTCATTATACTAGAATAGAAGCAGCAGCTCACGCAGCTTATAGTGGAAATGTTACTGTAACTTTACCTACAACAACAGGTACACTTGCATTAACTTCAAGTGACATTACAGGTACAGCAGCAGTTGCTACAGCAGTTACAGTAAGTGCTAATAACTCTACAGACGAAACAGTTTATCCGTTATTTGTAGATGGTGCTACAGGTACTCAAGGTGCAGAAACAGATACTGGATTAAGTTATAATCCTAGCTCTGGAAACTTAACTATTGGTGGTGAATTATCAGCAGCTACATTAGATATTTCAGGAAATGTAGATGTAGATGGTACACTTGAAGCTGATGCTATTACAGTTAATGGTACAACACTTGCTGAAACTATTTCAGATACTGTTGGTGCTATGGTTAGTTCAAATACAGAAACTGGAATAGAAGTAACCTATGATGATAGTGATAATACACTAGACTTTGTAATTGGTAGTGATGTTATTGTAAATTCTATGATAGCAGACGATGCTATTGATTCAGCTCAAATAGCTGACGGTAGTATTGATACAGCACATATTGCAGACGACCAAGTTACAGGTGCTAAGTTATCTAACGATGTAACCATTGCAAATGATTTAACAGTTGCAGGAAACTTAGTAGTTACTGGTAGTACAACACAAACAGGTTCAATAGTATCTAACTCTAATTTTCAATCACTAGCTAATAATAATAGTGGTAATGCTACAGACTTTGGTTTTTTTGGTAAGTATGTAGAGTCAAGTACAACTAAATATGCAGGTTTATTTTATGATGCATCTGATGACAATACATTTAGATTATTTGTAGATACACAAACAGAGCCAAGCACTACAGTAAATACAGGTGCAACAGGTTATGCAGTAGGTACACTCGTAGCAAACGTAACAGGTAATGTATCAGGAACAGCAGCTACCGTAACAGGTGCAGCTCAATCAAACATTACAAGTCTTGGTACGCTTACAACTCTTACAGTTGATAATGTTATTATTAATGGTTCTACTATTGGACACACAGGAGATACAGATTTAATAACTGTAGCTAGTGGTGTTGTTACAGTAGCAGGTGAAGTTGATGCTACAAGTTTAGATATCTCCGGAGACATAGATGTCGATGGTACTTCAAACTTAGATAACACAGACATTGATGGTACGCTTAACACTTCAGGTGTAGTAACTTGTCAAACGTCTGCAAACATTTCTCAAGTAGCACTATCTAATGCATCAAGTGTCGCATGGGATACTGCAGCAGCTGCAAATTCGTTTTTAGGATTAAATACAAACAGTTACTCAGGTAACGTAACTATGGCTGCGCCAAGTAATGCAGTAGAAGGTGCAATTATTTCTGTTGAAATAGCACAAGATGGTACTCCAAGAACAGTATCGTGGAATACAATATTCGAGTTCGCAGCTTCAACAGCACCTACTGTAACTGCTACAGCTAACAAGACTGATATCTTTAGTTTTAGATACAACGGTTCTGTCTGGCAAGAGATTGGCAGAGTACAGAACATGGCACAAACTTAATAATCTATGGAAGTATTACAACGCACAGCTAATCGTGGAAGTATATCTACTGGGTCTTATGATATTGATAACTCTGTAAAGCTACAAACATCAGGAGTCAATTCAGAATTTTTTAATTACACTATTGGAACAACAGGCAATAGAACCAAAGGCACTGTTAGTATGTGGATTAAAAGAACTTCATTTGGCACAACTCAATTTCTTTGGGAACAAGGAAACACTAACAGTGAATCAGGAAGGCTTTTTGTTAGATTTGATACAGATGATACTTTAAGAATTGCAACAGGCTCTACTGTTTTAAGAGTAACAAACAGAGTTTTTCGTGATGCTTCTGCTTGGTACAATATAGTTGTAGCCATAGATACGACAAGTGGCACAGCCGACAACAGAACAAGATTATATGTTAATGGTGTTGAAGAAACATCTTTTAGTACAAAAAACAATTTTTCTCAAAATGATACTACAGGGATGAATTTTGAAAAACAACACATTGGTCAATCTACTGTAGATGAAAGCAGTTTTGCAACTTTTAATGGCTACATGGCAGAAGTTCTTATCCAAGATGGAACTGCATCAGCACCTACAGACTTTGGTGAGTTTGATGATGATAGTGGTATTTGGAAACCTAAAGATTTAAGTGCTATATCCGTAGGAACTAATGGCACATATTTAAAATTTGAAAATGCTGCAAGCATGGGTGCAAACTCAGCAGGTAGCGGACATGGATTTTCGGTACAAAATATAAATCAAAATGACCAAGCTACGGATGTTCCAAGCAATAATTTTTGTACGCTTAATCCACTTTTTACAGGATTTAATAGCAGCGTACAATTACCTTCAAATGGTGCAACTCAATATGGATTAAGTGGGGGCAACCAAGACCTTTCATATGCAGGAACTATGGGAGTAACAAAAGGTAAATGGTACTTTGAAAATTATATTAATGAAGTAGGAGCAACATATGGTGCAAGAATTTATGTTGGTTTTCACACATTTCAACAAGACTATGATGGCGTACAAGTAGGAGCAAGCACCAATGGCGATGCTCTTGCTGTATGGCAACTGAATGATGGTAATTATGTTGCATGGAATGGTGGAAGCAGGTCAATTACCTCTGGACTAGGAACTGTTGGCTCTGGTGGGGTAGGTAAGGTTGTTGGTATTGCTCTAAATTTAGATGATAACCAAATAAGTTTTTATTATGATGGCAGTGCAGTTACCAATGGAACAAATTTATCTTTGTATAACATGGGAAGTCAGACCGATGATGGCATCTTTGCTATTCCTGTTGTTCAAACTAAAGGTAGTGTCCAAACAGCAAACTTTGGTGGCTACATTCCTTCTAACTTTATATCAAGTGCAGCAACAGATGCTAATGGCTACGGAACTTTTGAATACGCACCCCCATCAGGCTACTATGCCTTATGCACTAAAAACTTAGCGGAGTACGGATAATGGCTTATACAAATATAGACGACCCTTCAGCACATTTTCAAGCTAAGGCTTATACTGGTAATGGAGATAGTTCTGATGATACAAACGCAATTACTAATGATGGTAATAGTGATTTAAAACCTGACCTTACTTGGTTTAAAAGAAGAAATTACGATAACCAACATTTGTTATTTGATTCAACAAGAGGAGTTACTAAATACTTAACTTCTGATAGAAATGATGCAGAGGGAACTATAGCAGATAGACTAGTTTCTTTTAATACAGATGGATTTACGGTAAAAAGTAGTTCAGGAGCTGTTAATCAACACGATGAACCTTTTATTTGTTGGCAATGGAAAGCCAATGGTGGTACGACTAGTACCAATAATGATGGTAACCATAGTAGCGTAGTTCAAGCCAACCAAGACGCAGGGTTTAGTATTATAACTTATACAGGTACAGGAAATACATCTACTACTATAGGACATGGACTAGGAGTAAAGCCCGACCTTATAATTTTTAAAAGAAGAGATGCTGGAACAAATAACTGGGATGTTCAAATTAAAGGCGAAGCAAGAACTACTTTAAATACTGATGGTACAGAAGCAACTAATGTTTTGTGTACATTTACCTCAACAACAACTAATCTTGGTAGCACTGCAACAGCAGAAAAAAACGCTGCTAATGCAACATATGTTGCTTATGCATTTGCTTCTAAACAAGGTTATAGCAAAATTGGTAGGTATGTCGGTAATGGAAATGCAAATGGTCCGTTTGTCTATACAGGCTTCAAACCTGCTTTTATATTAATTAAAGGTAATTCAAATTATAAATATTGGTATATTTTTGATAACAAACTAGACCCAATAAATCAAGTAGACACAGGTATCTCACCATCAAATGTTTTTGCTGAAAATACAAACACAAACATAGGTATAGATTTTTTAAGTAATGGATTTAAATTAAGAAATAGTGCTACAACAACAAATGAAAGCGGTACTAATACACTTTACATGGCATTTGCAGAAAATCCATTCACAACATCAACAGGAATCCCAACAACAGCGAGGTAAATTATGTGGGCTTTAGTAGAATCAGATAACGTAACACAGGTCTATACAAGACCTAAAGGTTTAACCATAGGTGATGTAAATTATCCTAGTAATATCTTTATGCTTTGGACATCTTCTGAATTAGAAGCTATAGGGATTTATGAAGTTGTTATAGACAACTCAAACTTAAAAGACAAAGAGTATTACGTAAATACAAATCAGTCTTTTGCGTTTGCAGACGGTACAGTCACAGCATCTTATGGTACAGCTACAGCAAAAAATATAGCAGATACTTTATACACTGCACAAGACGAGACTGATGGTTTAGGAACTGAAGGTGAAGTTAAACAACCGGGCATCCGTCAAGGTCATATAGACAGGATAAACGCACAAGCTGCTGGTATATTACAACCTACAGACTGGATGGTTGTTAGAGCTGCAGAAGGTGGTACAGCAGTTCCTAGTTCTATTACAACTAAAAGAGCTGCAGTAAGAACCAAAGCTAACGCTATGTGTACACAGATAACAAACGCTGCAAACGTTGATGCTTTAGCAGCTTTATACGTTTACAACGATGCAACACCACCAGTAAGACCTCTTGGCGAACTACCACAGGTAGACTAACATGGAAATGGTATCACCTTACATTGTTTGGAATGTTCTCATAACTTTGATACTTGCTCCAATCTGGTTTCAGATTAGAGTAAACTCTTCAGAGCTTAAAAGACAAGACATACTCATTAATAAAACACGTGAAGAGATTGCAAAAGAGTATGTCACAAAACTAGAACTAAAAGATGATTTTAATCTATTAATGGAAAGAATGGAAAAGTTACATGAAAAGGTTGACAAACTCTTTGAAGTTAAGTAAAATAGGTATATAGGAAATAAGAATGTCAAAAAGAAAAGATAGAAAAAGAAGTTCAGTAGAAAGACAAGACTATCGTCAAGGTGGTAGAGTACAAGCTCAAGAAGGTGGTCGTTTTGAATACGATCAAATTCGTGGTTTACAAAATCAACAAGCTTATGACCCTGTTGCAATAGCACAAGCTCAACAAGATGCTGCAGAAGCTGCTGCTAAAAAAGCAGAAGAAGAAGCTGCTGCAAAAGCTGCAGAAGAAGCTGCAAAGGCTGCAGAAGAAGCAAAGAAAGTTGAACTAAGACAATCTATTGATGATGCTGCTGCTGGTAAAGTTCCAACACAGGCTGTAGTACCAGATGCTATTCCAGTTCCAGATACTGCTCCTCAACAAGTTACAACAATGGCTGCACCTACCACAGTTCAAACAAGAACTGCACCGGGTGTTGGACAAGAACAAGTAACTACAGTAGATCAAACTGCACAAGCTCAAACACCAGAACAAATACAAGCTGCACAGATGGCAGCAACTACAGTTGATACAGATGCACAAGTAGAAGCTGCAACTGGAGAAGTTTCTGATGAATCTATTGCTCAAGCTGCAGGTGTTGAACGTGTACCAACAATTCAAGCTGCAGATGTAGAAATACCAGAAGGTGCTTTAACTGAAAGAGTTATTGGTACATTAAGTCCTGAAGCTCAATCAACTGCTGTAATGAACGTTGGTAGTTCTCTAGCAAGAGTTACAAGGGCTAAGAAACAATTAGCAAATGCTGGACTAAGTGATGCAGATATTACAGAGCTTGGTAACGACCCAGAAGCTTTAGAAGATAGACTAGCAGACTTTAGTGAAGCTGAAAGAGGTATTATAGCTGGATTACCAGAAGAAGCTTTAGTATCTAATCAGATAGACACATTATTAAAAGGTATTGAAGAAGGTGAGATTCCTACATGGGCTAGACCTGCTGTAGCAGCAGTAGAGTCTGTATTAGCTCAACGTGGTATGTCTGCATCCACAGTCGGAAGAGATGCTTTGCTTAATGCTATTATACAATCAGCAATGCCTATTGCTCAGTCTAATGCACAAGCGATACAAGCTAGTGTTGGACAACAAAGAACAATAGAAGCACAAGAAGCTGAAGCTAACGCAGCTAGAGGACAACAAACAGCATTAACAAATGCAAGTAATGTCTTCCAACTTAACATGGCTCAGTTTAGTGCTGACCAACAAACAGCATTGTCTAACAGTAAGTTTTTACAAACTGTAGGATTAACAGATGCTAGTATGGAACAACAAGGTATTATGCAAGATGCTGTAATGATGGCTCAAGCTAATTTAGCTGAAGCAGACTTTAATCAGCGTACACAAATACAAAATGCTCAAGCTTTTTTACAAATGGATTTAACCAATCTAAGTAATGAACAGCAATCAAATATATTAAGGTCTCAACAAACCCAACAACGTTTGTTAAGTAATCAATCTGCTCAAAATGCTGCAGCTCAGTTTAATGCTACAAGTGAAAATCAAACTAATCAGTATATGGCTAGTTTAAATGCACAGATAAATCAGTTTAATGCAGCTCAACAAAATGCTACAGAACAGTTTAATGCTACACAGTCTAACGCTGCTGCTGCTAGAGATACACAAAGACAAGCTGATTTAAATAAGTTTAACACACAGTTAGCAACACAGGTAGATCAGTTTAATGCTAATCAAGACTTTGCAAGGAATCAATGGAACGCACAAAACGTTGCTGCTGTTGAAGCTTCTAACGTACAGTGGAGAAGGCAAACAAACGTAGCTAACACTGCTGCTCAGAACGCAGTCAACATGCAGAACGCACAGAATGCTTTTGCAATGTCACAAACTGCACAATCTTTCTTATGGCAAGAATTAAGAGATCAAGCTGATTATGATTTTAGAAATACTGAAAATGAGAAGAACAGAATTGCACAGCTTGTAAACACTGCACTAGCTTCAGACCCTTCTAAATATAATTCAAGTTTAGGAAACTTAAACAGTCTGATAGGACTAATAGCCGGAGACGTAACAGGATAATAATATGGGATTATTTAAATCAATTAAAAAAGCTTTTAAAAAAGTAACACGTGGAATTAAAAAAGTAGTAAAGGGTGTTGTTAAAGGCGTTAAAAAAGTAGTTAAAAAGATTAGCTCTAGTAAAATACTTAAAGCGTTAGCCATTGCTGCTGCAGTCGTAGTGACGGGAGGTGCAGCATTAGGTGCAATGGGTGCTACTGCCGGAGCTGGTGGTTTTACGGGTTGGATGGTTGGTGCAAGTAATGCTATTACTGGTTTTACAGTAGCTGGTCTTCCTGTTGGAGCTGTTATGAAACCTTTTGCATCTATTGGTAGTGCTATTGGTTCAGGAGTTTCAGCAGTAACAGGAATTAATTTAGCACAACCAACAGTAGCTTTACCTAATACTATAGCTACACCTTCTGCAGTAAGTGGTACAACTGCTACAACTGCTGAAATTGCTGCAGGAACTGATGCATTATCAACAACTGTAGCAACTCTTGCAGACCCAACAATTAATCCAGCAATTACAGCATCTCAAGCTGCAACTGGACAAGCATTGTCAATACCTACTAAAATTATTCCAGACACTTTAAGTCAAAGTCAACTTTTATCTGGAGTAAATCCAGCTACTGCTGCTGCTAATGCTACTGCTGGTGGTTTAAATTTACCAGCTACTTTAAGTTCTGGAATGACACCATTAACAGAAGCTCAAATATTAGCAGGTCAAAATCCAGCAACTGTTGCTGCAGCTAGTTCCAATGCAGCTAAAGCAACACAAAGTTGGGCAACTAGAAATCCAAAGACTGCAGCTTTTTTAAGTGGAGCAGGAACGGTAGCAACTCAAGTTGGTGCAAGTGTAGCTGCTGGATATGCTATGCATCAGCTAACCGCACCAGATGAAACAGGTTCAATGGGTGGTTTAAGAACTGAAGGGGCTTCAAGCTTTGACCCATTAAGAGTGTATGCTGCTGAAAGAGGTATTGCAGATTCAGACATATCTAAATACTTTACATTTGGCAACACTGCAGAAGCAGGTAACATGCCACTGTTTCAACAACAAACTATAGGAGTAGCATAATGGCACAACC